TCCCAAACGAACGAAACAGATCTGATCGAATCTGAACAGACCGAGACTGATGGCAACATATTTGGGCGAATCGAGCCGAGATTGGCTACACCTGTGTTGGGGCACGAGAGTTTTGGCCCTCTTGTTGCCGAATGGGTTAAACGTAACCTTGATTACGAGCTTATGGATTGGCAACGCACCGTTCTTGACGGCCAGTTAGCGCATGATGGCACAGGTTTGCTTGAGTTTTCCGAATCAATGGTGTCGGTCGGCCGGCAGAACGGCAAGTCCTGGTGTATGGGCGGTTTGATTTGTGCTTGGCTTAGTGATCTCACCGAGGAGTTTGGCCGGCCCCAGGTTGTGATCTCTGCTGCGCATAAACTTGATCGTGCGTTTGCTTTGTTTAAAGAGTTTGCACCGGTGCTTGAAGCAAAGTACAACGCAAAGATCAACTGGTCGTATGGCCGTAACTTTGTGGAGATGCCGAACGGGTCGAGGTGGCATGTCACCGCTGCGACCCCGCAGAACGCGCACGGTGCTTCGGCCGATCTTGTTTGCCTTGACGAGATTTGGTCAATTGGCCCCGAGGTAATCTTTGATGCGTACCGGCCGACAATGACGGCACGCCCTAACCCGCTTATGTCAATGTGGAGCACGGCCGGCGACGAATCATCAAAAGTGATGTTGCAGCTGCGCGAGCAAGCAATTCACGCGATTGATAACGGCAAACGATCAGGTTTGTATTTTGCTGAGTGGTCACCTCCACCTGGCGCACCGCTCGACAACCCAGACACTTGGCGCTGGTCAAATCCGGCGATGGGCACTACCATCACCGCTGACCGGCTGCGCAGAATGTCCGAAACACCAAACAAACAAGCGTTTTATCGTGCGCATTGCAACGTGTGGATAAGTGCCGCAGCGTCATGGTTGCCGGCCGGCCTGTGGCCGCAACTTGAAACCGACGACGAGATGCCGGCTGGTGGTGTGCTTGCCGTTGATGCCGATGTGACCGATTTAAGATACTGTGGGGTTCGTGTCGCACCGAAACCCGATGGAACGTTGCAGGTCAAAACCGAGTTTGTTGTTGAGTCGGCCGAGGCTATGTGGGAAGCAACCCGAGTGGTCATGGAGGATGCGAACGTGCAGCTTGCTCTCACGCCCGGTCTCTTTGCCCTTGTTCCGTTGGACTTGTCTAGACGCACCAAAGACTTCGGGCAACGAGAAATAACCACTTACACGGCGATTGTGCGCAACATGATCTTAGAGCGCAAACTGTCGCACACCGGCCAAATGGCTCTATCGGAACAGGTGCAGCGTGCTGTGTCTGGCCGTGTCGGTGGCACAATCACGCTGTCATCACAGAAATCGCCAGGCCCGATTGAACAATGCCGATGCATGGTTGTAGCGGCTGGCATGGCTGCAAAACCTGTTGGCAATGTGCGCAAACCGATGATTGGCACCGCCAGATAAATTACACAGCTGTTATTGACATATCCACACCCATGTGGAAAACTCGCACGCGTGGGTCTATTTCGCACTAAGCCGGCACCGGCCTTCGGTGTGTCTGAAGTTAAAGCCGCTGCAGGTGGCGCGGGTAGGCCCGGCGCGTTCACGTTCTACTCAGTCGGTGCTGGGACTGAACGCGCTTTGTCAATTCCGACAATCAACCGTGCAGTAGGTTTGATCACCTCAACCATTGCCGGCCTCGATTTAAAGCAGTACACGTTGGCGTGGGATTCCGGCTCCGAAGAGTACGAACGCATCTATGTGCCCGGTGAGTCGTGGTTTACTCGGCCTGACCCGAACGTGACACGCAACTTCATCATGTCGGCCACCGTAAAAGACCTCATGCTGATCGGGCGCGCGTTCTGGTATGTGACTAGCCGCTACTCGACCGGCTTCCCTGCCTCATTCACTTGGCTACCGGCAGATCAAATCACCACCGTCGATCAGGCCGGCCCCGAATGGTTCGGCCCATCAAACGACATTCAATTCAACGGCGTAGAACTTGACACCAACAACGTGGTGCAATTCCTGTCACCACTTGACGGCATTTTGTGGACAGGGAACCGTGCAATCGACATCGCGCACCGCCTCGATGAAGCCGCTAAACGGTTCGCATCAACCGAGATCGCAGCCGGCTACCTGCAACAAAAAGACGGTGAACCGATGGCCGGCGACGAACTTTCCGAACTTGCTGGCGCTTGGGCTGAGGCACGTTCAAGCCGTGCAATCGGCGCACTCAACCAGCATGTTGAATGGGTTGAGTTCAAATCAAACCCTGCAACGTTGCAGCTGATGGAAGGCCGCCAGCACGCCGCGCTTGAACTGTCCCGAGTGTGCCAGGTTCCAGCATGGCTAGTCGGTTTGTCTGTCGGTGGAATGACCTACCAAAACAGCCAACAGGCACGAACAGATCTCATCATGTTCGGTGCCTCACCGTTCATTAACTGTATTCAAGAAACCTTGTCGCTTGACAACGTAACCCCGAAAGGCCGACACGTTGAGTTCGATGTGCAGCGCTACCTAGAAGGCGCAGACATCATGCACGACATACCCGTTGAAGGCCCGATTGGAGAACCCGCAAATGATCAGATTTAGCGCACAATCCGTCACACTTGACGCAGCTGCAGGTGACGCACCGCGCACCATCTCCGGCATCGCCGCCCCGTACGGCGTAGAAGCCAACGTGTCAACAGGTCAAACAATCAGGCTCGAAGCAGGTTCGCTACCTACCGATGGCCCTTCCCCACGGCTGCTGCTCGAACATGACAGTTCGGCGCAGCCGGTGGGAATGGTCACAGCACGCGAAGACACACCTGACGGCATGCTGTTTACCGCCGAGATCGCACGCACACAGGCCGGCAATGACCTTGTGGAACTGTTAAAAATGGGCGCATACGACTCGGTAAGCATCGGCATTGAGGCAACCGAAGTTGAGCAAGACGGCCGCACAACCATAGTTAAAACAGCGAACTGGAAAGAACTAAGTGTCGTGTTCGAGCCAGCATTTGCTGCAGCAAAAATCACACAGATCGCCGCAGCCGCAGAGGCTGAGGAGAGCACCGAAAACCCCGAAACCACTTCCGAGGAGGAAGAACCTATGTCAGAAAACACCCCTGAGGTCGTGGAAGCAGCAGCCGAGCCGACCCCAACCGCACCCATCTACGCTGCGGCAAAGCGTGAAGCACGCCTCCCATCGGCAACCGAATGGATTGCAGCAGCCCTTCAGGGCGGCGACTCATGGCACCGCATGAACGACATGGTTCGTGCAGCTGCACCTGATGTTGTCACCACCGACACACCAGGCATTCTCCCAACACCAATCGTTGGCCCTGTCTACAACAACTTTGTTGGAAACCGGCCTGTTGTTGACGCAATCGGCGCAAAGGCAATGCCGGGCGGCGGCAAGGTGTTTATTCGCCCTGAGGTCACCACGCACACCTCGATGGCCGTACAGAGCGCAGAGAACGCTGCACTTCAGGCAGGCACCTTTGTTGTGTCGTCTAATCAGGTCACGAAGGGCACCTATGGCGGTTACGTCACAATCTCGGAGCAAGATCTTGATTGGACAGACCCAGCCGTACTCAGCCTCATTCTTGACGACATGGGCCGCATTTACGCCAACACCACCGACAACGTGGCAGCTGACGCCCTGCTTGCAGGCCAGACGCAAACACAGGTGTTGACTGACCCAACGTCACCGTCAGAATGGGTAAGCGACATTTACGCCGCAGCCTCAACGATTCTCACGAACTCGAACGGCGGCTACGCAACGCACTTGTTCTTGGCACCTAACATGTGGTCAGCACTCGGCCAGTTGGTGGACACCACCGGCCGCCCGTTGTTCCCACAGGCAGGCCCAATGAACGCTTACGGCGCAGTTAGCCCTGTTGCAGGAACCGGCAACGCTTTCGGTCTCACCGTTGTTGTTGATCGCAACTTCGCTGCTGACACCGTGATTGTTGGCGACCCAACCGGCTTCGAAATTTTCGAGCAGCAGAAGGGCGCAATTTCGGTTGAGGTTCCATCGACGTTGAGCCGTACCCTCGCATGGCGCGGATACTTCGCAACGCTGATGATTGACCCAACCAAGTTCGTCAGCCTCACCTGATAACCGATTGATCGACCTTTAAACACCTGGAGAACTGCACAACGTCATGGCAACCTACAACATCACCCACGCGTGGCGTTTAGATAACTATGGCGTTGTGCAGACTCTGGAAAACTTCACGGGTCTCATTGTCGGCTCAGATATCAACATTTCAGGGCTGTCACAAACAAACCTGAATGGCAACCACACCGTTGCCAGCCTGCAACCCTACGAACTGATCGAGGTAGACGAAGACGGCGATCTAGTCTTCGACTACGACATCGCACGGCCAAACCAGCTGATCTTTGCTGACACAGGCGACAACATCACCCGCACAACCGATTCAGGCACGCTCACATACACACCTACGTGCACATGGATTGATTCCGACGATGTGATCGAATGGCTTGGCATCGCAGCTGCAACAGCGAACGACACCGCTTTCATTGCAACATGCGTGAGCGCCTCAAACGCGTACTGCTCAAGAGTGCGCCGTGAAGCCGGCTATTTTGACGATTTGAACACGGCACCGTCAGGTGATGTCAAACTTGGCGCGATCATGTATGGGGCGACCATGTATCGCGAGCGTGGTTCGGTTGATTCGTTCGCATCGTTTGACCAGATGGGCGGCGCTGTACCGTTTGGCACCATGTCACGCATCAAGCAGCTGCTGGGTGTAGGAAGGCCGCAGATCGGTTGAGATGGCTGCTACTGGCATTCTTGCTGCAGCATACGACAACGTATGCACTCGCCTTGCCGATGCTGGCATGGTCGTGGTCAAAGACCCGCGCAACGCCCGACCAATGTCGGTGTTTGTAGAGGCACCAACCGTCAACGGTTTCAACACAAACATCATTGACGCGACAATCGTGTGCCGCATACTTGCCGGCGGCCCCGGCAACAGCGATGCCCTCGATTACCTTATGACACAAGCCGACATCATCATTGAAAATGTTGCCGGCATTATCGACGCACGGCCTTCGGCTGCGCTGATCGGTGAACAACAAATCCCCGCATACGACCTAACGGTCAGAGTTTCAACAAGGAGAAACTGAAATGGCAACAACCACCGTGCTCAGCCAACCGGC